CCCTGAAGGTTCGCGTCGAGAGCGCGCGCGCCTACCGCGACGTTGCGTGGAGCGGCAACGAGTTCCAGGACTGGGTTCGCGAGTGGGCCGAGGAGGCCCTCCGCATCGCCAAACCCGGCGCACACCTCGCCGCATTCGGCGGAACCCGCACATACCACCGCCTCGCCGCAGGCATCGAAGACGCCGGATGGGAAGTCCGCGACTGCCTCGCATGGATGTACGGCTCCGGATTCCCCAAGAGCCTCGACGTGTCGAAGGCGATCGACAAGGCCGCCGGCGCCGAACGCGAAGTCGTCGGCGAGCGCACGCGCGGTACGACGCGTCCGCCCGCGCCCGACCAGTCGCGCGGCGTCGCATATCGGTACGGCGGCGACGTGCAGGACACGGCTCCGGCGACGCCGGCCGCCGCCGAATGGGCCGGCTGGGGCACAGCCCTGAAACCGGCATACGAGCCAGTCATCCTCGCGCGGAAGCCGCTCGCCGGCACCGTCGCCGCGAACGTCCTCGCGCACGGCACGGGCGCGCTGAACATCGACGCAACCCGCATCGACGGGACGAAGGCGCAGCGCGGCGAACGCCGGACAGCTCTCGGTCGAGTGAATGACGACGGATGGAAGCCGAAGCCGGTTCGCGCGGACGATGCGTCGGGGCGTTGGCCGGCGAACGTCGTCCTCGACCCCGAAGCCGCCAAACTCCTCGACGAGCAAACCGGCGACCTCCACGCAGGCGTTGCCGTGCGACACCGCGGCGTGCCGTCCAACGGCGTTACCGGGTGGGGCGCGAAGGCGCCCGGGACGCCCGACGTCGGCTACGGCGACTGCGGCGGCGCGTCCCGCTTCTTCTACACCGCCAAAGCCGACGCCGAGGAGCGCGTCGCCCCCGACGGCACCCGCAACACCCACCCGACCGTCAAGCCGACCGACCTCATGCGATGGCTCGTCCGCCTCGTCACGCCGCCCGGCGGCACGGTGCTCGACCCGTTCGCCGGCAGCGGCTCGACCGGCGTCGCGTGCCGCGCCGAACACGTCCGCGCCATCCTCATCGAACGCGACGCCGAGTACGCGCGGATCATCGCGAGCCGCCTCGCACAACTCTCGCTCTTCTCCGGAGGCGACTCGTGACGCGCACGACCGCCGTCTCCGAATACCTCTACACCGCCGGGTGGCGCCCCACCCCGCACCACGCCGACGCGTGGAACGACCCCACCACCGGCGACCGCTACGAGCTCCGCGAAGCCCTCACGTTGCAACACGCGCGCGACGGTCGCGCCCTCCTGCTCGAGCACCCCACCGACCGCGCCCCGCGCATCGTCGGACGAGGACGCGCATGAAAGCGTTCTGCCCCTCCTGCGGCGACGACACCATCGTCACCACGCGCGGCCTCTGCTCGGTCTGCGACGCGCGCCTCCTCGCCCCGAAACGGCCCGACACCACCGCAGCCGGGCGGCGCGACCGCGGACGCCCCGCATGCGACCCCGCCCTCATCGACCACGCCTACCACGCCTGGTACATCAACGAGCGCCTCAGCGTCCGCCGCTGCGCCGACCGCCTCCTCGAGCAGCCCGGCGTCCACTACGCGTCGCGCAATAGCGCCGCCGCGATGCTCATCGACCAGTGGGCGATTCGCGGCTACCCGCTCCGCGACCGCATCGCCGCCACCATCGCCGCATCGTGGAAGGACGGCAGGCAGCGCCGCCACCTCCGCCACACGCCCGAGTTCAACGCGGCGAAGCGCGAACTGCGCCGCGCCAACGGAGAAGTCCGCGGCGCCGCATGCGCCGCCACCACGAACAGCGGCGCGCCGTGCCGCCTCCCCGCACTCCACACATCGAACTACTGCATCGCACACGACCCCGACCAGCGCCCCCACGTCCTCGCACGCCTCGCCGACGCACGCACCCGGAGACACGCATGAGCAGCACCGAACGACGCAAAGGCGCGAACGGCGAACGCGAGCTCTGCAAGATCATCCGCGCCCACGGCTGGCCGAACGCTCGCCGAACCAGCGACGGCAACGCGCAAGACGAGCGCGGCGACATCGCGCACGGCCCCGCTGGCGTCCACCTCGAGTCGAAGCGGCAGGAGCGCGCCGCGATCTGGCAATGGCTCGCCCAGGCCGAACGCGACGCGAAGGCGACCGACATCCCCGTCGTCGCGTTCCGCCGCTCGCGCGGCCGCTGGTACGCCGTCCTCCCGCTCGACGAGCTCCTCGCCCTCCTCGCCCACCGCGAGAAGTCATGACCGGACGAGCAGGTAAAATGGGTGGGTCGGCGACGGCTGGAACCGCCCCGACCCGTGGCAAGCCCCTCTCCTACAGGAGCCCGCATGGCTAAGCATAGCCCCCGTCGCGCGCACCGCGCACCCGCCGTCACATGGACGTGCGACGAGTGCGGCAAGATCATCACGCGCGACACCGGCTACCTCTGCGTCGACGACCGCGCCGCATACTCCCTCGACCGGGAGCGCACCAAGCGCCGCATCGAGGTCGAGTCGCGCGAGCAGAAGTTCGACGGGTTCGTGCTCTGGACAGGCGAAGACCTCGAGTACGCGCACGTCGACGACGACGTGCCGTGGCACGCCTTCCATCGCGCGTGCGACCCGGAACCCGACCGCGGCGACTACTGGATCGGCATCGACCGCGTCGAGACGTTCGGCGACCTGCTCGAGTGGAACGCGCACCTCCACGAGAAGAACTGGGTCGGCGTCACCGACTGGCCCGAGTTCATCATCCGCGCCGCGCCGCGCAACTCGCCCACCGCGACGAGCCAGCCGAAGACGCACCGCCCGACGATCTCGCCGCGCCGCCGCTTCAACATCCTCCAGCGCGACGGGTTCCGCTGCCAACTCTGCGGACGCACCGCCGAGCAGCACGGCGTCACCCTCGAGATCGACCACCAACAGCCCATCTCCCGCGGCGGAACCGACGACGACTCGAACCTCTGGACGCTCTGCCGCGACTGCAACGCCGGGAAGAGCGACAAGTGCTGATGAGCGACCGCGCCACGAACCAGCCCCCCGTCAGCGTGAAGAGCGCCGCCGTCCGCTACACGAACCGCGGATGGACGATCATCCCGCTCCACGGCATCCGCCCCGACGGAACGTGCACATGCGGCGACCACGCCTGCGACTCCAAGGGGAAGCACAGCGTCGGGTCGACGTGGCAGCTCATCACCGACCCCGAACGCGCCGCCGCTCACTACGACGCGCACCCCCACCACAACATCGGCATCGTCGCCGGCCCCTCGGGCCTCGTCATCGTCGACCTCGACGGGCCCGAAGCGACCAGCCGGTTCCTCGGCCAGGTCGACGCGCGCCAGCTCGCCGGCGCGCTCGCCGTCGACACCGCTCGAGGCACACACCTCTACTTCACCGACCCGGACGCGAAGTACAGCCCGATGGTCGGGAAGAACGACGACGCGAAGATCGACGTACGCGGCGGATCGTCGTACGTCGCCGCGCCCCCGAGCATCCACGCAAGCGGCCACACTTACCAGTGGCGCGGCGACGTCGGAACTTACGCCGAGCGCGGCGACCCGCGCCCCGTACCCCTCACCCTCCGCACCTACCTCGACAAGCGGCAGAAGGAACGCGACGCGAAAGAACCGCTCGCGGACGACCAGCGCATCCCCGAAGGGTCGCGCCACCCGACCCTCGTCAGCCTCGCCGGGTCGATGCGCAGCCGCGGCATGACCGCCCCCGAGATCGTCGCCGCGCTCCTCGTCGTCAACGAGACGCGCTGCACCCCGCCGATGGACGAGCGCGACGTCGCCCGCATCGCGAAGAGCGTCGCGAAGTACAAGCCGAACGCGGTCACCGACCCCGTCGTCCTCCTCGGCGAAGTCATCAGGAAGAAGCACGACGACGAGGACGACGCCGAACGCGAAGCCCTCGCGAACACCATCGCACGCCCCATCCTCCGCAGCTCGAAGACGCCCGGACGCCTCCCCGGCATCTACGGCGCGCGCGTCACGCGAGGCGAACCAGTCGTCGTCGCAGGGTGGCCAGGGTTCGGGAAGTCGACGTGGTGGGCGAGCTTCGCCGCCGACCTCACCCTTCACGGCGAGACCGTCGCGTACATCGCCACCGAGGACGACCACAAGAGCGTCATCACCCCGCGCCTCGAAGCGGCAGGGGCCGCGCTCGACCGCGTCATCCCGCTCGAGCGAGGAGACGGCACACCGCTCACCATCGCCCAGGACGCAGCCGCGATCCTCGCCGTCGTCGAGCAGTACAAGTGCTCCGCGCTGTTCGTCGACCCCGTCGGCACCATCCTCGGCAGCACCGACCTCCGCAAGCCCGAGATCGTCCGCGGACTCCTCTACGGGTTCTGCACCGCCCTCAAGGAGCGGGACTGCACCCTCATCGGGATCGCGCACTTCAACAACGCCGAAGGCACCACGTGGATGACGCGCATCGGCGGGAGCAGCGTGTACGGGCAGCGCGCCCGCAGCGTCCTCATCTTCGGAAAGACGCCCGACCAGGACGACCCGTCCGACCCGACGCGCTACCTCGCGCACGTCAAGGACAACTACGGGCAGCACCACCCGACGCTCCGCGTCGAGATCGTCCCCGCGTTCGTGAAGGTCGACGGCGAGCTGCAGAGCGTCGGGCGCGTCGTAAACCCGGAGGCGACGCCGACCGTCACCGAGTACGACCTGCTCAAGAAGCTGAGCTCGCGCGACGAGCAGCGCCGCGAAGCGAAGACGACGATCCTCAAGCTGCTCGAGGAGCACGGGTCCCTTTCAAAGGGGCACCTCATCCCGGAGGTGCGCGAGGCCGCCGGGTGCTCCGAGCGCACCGTCCAGCGCGCCTTCGTCGACCTCATCCGCGCCGAGCGCGTGATCGAAGTCGGCACGTCGCTGAGCCTCAACACCCGCCGAGCATGAACGCACACCGCATCTATCTACGTGTCACCCTCTCCGCTCTATTCCTAGAGCGGGTGACAGATCAGCGGTGCTCCGGCGCGCGTCCGCTTCCCCTACGCCACGCCTCCGCTGTACCTGTCATCTGTCGAACTGTCACCCGCTCTAGGCGCCGCAACGGTTCGCGCCGACGAGTGTGTGTAGCTGTCACCCATTTCAATCTATACCTAAAGCGGGTGACAACTCGCCAGACCGCAGGTACACGCGCGCGAGGAGCGAGCACCCATGCTTGACGACCTCCTCGACGCCGCACACGACGCCGGATGGAAGGTGACGTGGAACCCGCTCACCCCACCC